GTGTCCTTGCTTGTCCAAAAAACACGCCTGTTCTGTTGCCTTTCGAGTAATTGCATCGCGTACACGCTGCTAAGAGGTTATCTGGCTCATCAGTGCCACCTTTGCTGATTGGAATCACGTGATCCACAGTAGTGGCATCGTTCCCACAGTATTGGCAGAGATAAGCGTCTCTTATAAGTATGCGTTCACGTATCTTTGACCAGGCTCTTGTGCCTCCGTTGGCTCTTGCTGACTTAGCACTCATCAATGGAATCCATTGGCTTTGAAGAATCTCCATGCGTTGCACATAGATCCATATCGTCCTTTGATATAGCGAATGCTCCAATCCACCATCGAAAAGCCATCGAGTCGCCCATACTTAGCATTCTTCATCTGGCCTAAGCCGTAATGAGATCCGCTACGTGCATCGACTCTCCAGTTGCTTTCCTTTTGGATCAACGCATTGAAGCAGCTGAACTGCTCGTAGTTGATGATCCTTGAATGTGCATAGAGTTTAAGCAAATCAGTCTGTGACACTGCTTTTGCCTCTGTTGTTGTGGATATCGTCAAGATCAGAATTGACATAGGTATGGCTAATAAGTTTTTATTATTTTTAATCTTTATATTTATTTTCTTTTTATTTATCTTTATTTTCAAGATATTATCTTTCAAGTATAGCGATGGATCCTGACAATCTGTCAAGGATTGAGTCCGGAGTGTCGCATCGTCCACAGGCTTCTGTGGATAAGTCTGTGGATAACTATTCAAGGCCAGCCACCAGAGAATCATCAACCAGTTTGACCGAGAATGCCCCACAACCTGAGCATTGAGCGAACCATTCATGCTCAGTCAATTCAGCGCCCTTTGTGATCAGGTGTTCTTTTCGCCCATCTCCATAAAGTTTCTTGCAGATTGAGCAATCAAATCGCAGCAGTGGCATATTCGCTCCTGGCTAGATTCTCGATTGGATTAAGGTTGCCCTGATCTACCCACCACGAATCTTGACGTGGATTCTTGAACCTCTTGCGCTTAGCGAAAGCCACTGGAAGCCAGCCGACGATGTAATAGGTCGGAGATTTGCCAACAACCAGCACTGCCACATCATCATCACGATCATTCGGATACACAATCAGATTGCCACCGGTGTATGACGTCCAGCGAACCTCGATTCCCTGACCCACATCAGCGCGTCTTTTGCCTTTGTTGTCATTGATGTCGTAATCGAGTCCGAAGTAACGTGCAACCAGTAATTCAGCAGCTAGTGATTCGGCATATTCAGCCACCGCTTCATGATTGTTTAACTTCGTGTTATATCGAACTGTTACGCCCAGACTGGCCGATTGTGCAAATATGACATCACTGGCACGTCGATGAATAGCCCATTCATCGGCCTCCGTTACTATCATTTTCTGCATTCGACGCAGAACCACAAGATTGGCTCTCCTCCGACGTTGTATTGGTAGCCAGATTTATCCAGCGTGCGAATGTGTTGGCAGTTGTCGCAATTCTCAACCTTGTATTCTGCAACGACTTTTCCATCAATCAATGTCCGACCAACCATTTCATCAATGTTAATGATCTCAGTAACGGCGCTCATTTGATAGCCAGCATAATCAGCAAGATTCCAAGAACGCATTCGGTAATAACAAGAATTCGGATCAATCGATTCTTTGTCATACCTGTGGCCTCCACTGTCCATCAGATCCGAGCATGTACCAGGCAGGTGGACACTGCTTCGCCTTAATCTTCTCGACGCAGAAATATCCGCCCCAAGACTTTGGAGCATCTTTCTTCGATTCGCGCCAGATCATGTGACCATGAGCGCACATCGGCGCAGCTGCAACCTGGACGCCGCCTAGAGTTTCTTTGATGGTGTCAATGGCCGTTCCAAGCGTAGAAATGCCAGACTCTTCTGCCTCTTCGCGTGTTTTGAATGATGGAACGTCTCCAAATTTAGTGCTCCAGTAATCATAGGCAACGGCAGAATCTTGAACAATCTTTGGATCGATTCGCTCAACCTGTTGCATATTCTGAACTGTTGGACGCTTGTCAGATCCAAGTACCAGGCCGACACATCTACCAATTGCGCTTGTGACTGTATCCTCAACAAACCATTTTTTCATCTGGACGTTGTAGGTGTTCACGTTGCCGAATGCGTAATCGATACCTGCCGGCTCTTGATCTTCGTAATGGCGATAAACACGGCATTCGACTAAGACATAGCCCTTTTCCAAGTTGATGTCCATGATTGATGTGTGAATCTTGCCGTCTTTGTGGGTAGTCCAGAATCGCTGAATTCTAGCTGCGACGTCTTCGTAGTTTTCCAAGAAACTCATTTGGACACCGCCTGAGTTGAGATATGGCGACCGACTGCTCTGCCGCGTTGATAGCCTTCTTTGTGGCCTTCTTTGTAACCGACTGAATAACTGACAATCGCCCAGAGAATGCACGCGATAGCCATGAGGACGAATAGTCCGATTTCACTTGTTGTCATTTTTGCTCCCGTGGGAGCCTTGTCGTTGCTCCCAAATAAAGAATGACATCAACAACCGACATTGGCAAGATTCGCCTCGGCGTGTCTATTTCTTAAGAGCAATCTCCAGCATCAATTGATCTAGACGTGCCTCAATCCTAGAAACTTGATCCTTGAGACTGTTGCCACCATTCGGAGATAGTTCCCGCATGATCGACTTCACCATGAATCGCATTGACGAATAGATGGCAGTGAGCACCGCAAGGACAAGCCCACCCACCGCCGTCCATTCGCCGACACTCACTTCGTCTTACCGAATTGTGCGTCGTTAGGATTTAACCAGCGAAGAATCACTGGCAGAATTGAAGCAACACCTGCCCCGATGATTGCTTTTGGATCTGTTACACCGGCCAAATAAACGGCGATGCAAGAACTGAGAAAACTTCGTCCCCACGAAGCGCCCATAGCCTTGAGATCTTTCATTTCTTTTTCTCCTTTGGCTTTACCTTTTGGATTGGCTCGACCACTGGATATTCTCCATCATAGGCAGCTAATCGAGCGCGAGCGAAACCAACAATCTCCTTGCCGATGAAGCGTTGCTTGAGCATCACCATTCCGCCGTTGCGTTGATCTCCATCGCCCGAAGTGTTACCCTCGACGCAGAGCACGCTTGATGTGCCTACCTTGACCACAATTCCAATGTGACTAATTCTGTCCACACCATCATGTGGAAAGTCCATGAAGCAGAGATCTGCTAGCTGCGGACTATTATCAATCCAGCGTCCCAATTCTTTCATTTTGTGTGCGCCCATAGCAGTTGAAACCATTGACGGAATCTTGACTTTTGCCTGGTCGAAACACCAATTGACAAAAGAACCGCACCACGGCAATCCATCGGCCTTTGTAAATTTGCCGTACTTGGTCAAATTATCGCCGGTCTCAATCGTGCCGATTTCTGCTAGTGCGACTTCAATGATTCGAGCAGCTGTGCCATCAGGATATTTAGTCATCGACAGTGATGATTTGCACATTCTCTGGATTATTTCTATTTACATCGCGAGCAATAATCCAGTTGAGATATTCTGTTTCGGTCATAGATGCGACTTCTGGCAATACTTTTGCAACATCTTCCTGCGCACAAGGTACGCATGTCGCAATTTGCCCCGCAAATTCACCCTGTGTTTGTGTGTATGTGATTACTTTTCTCATTATTGGTCTCCATATCCTACGACGAAATTAGCATCTGAATCTGAAAGTGTGCCTGCAAGGTTTGAAGTAATTAAACCGAAGTTTCCTGCACTATATGCACCTACTGGAGAGGCCATCATGATAGTCGCATCACTTGATGCTCCTGAAAGTTTTGTAGATGAAGCGACTACGCAATAACTACCACTGGAGAAATCTGTGCCTATGTAAAGTTCATAATATCCAGTGCCACTATCAGTAATAGATGTGAAATTGTAAGATGCGGTTATTGATGGTGTTCCGGTTCCGTTAAACTTGATCCAGAATTTAGCAGCGCTTGGGTGATATTGCTGACGGCCTGGAGTAACTGCAACAGTTGTGCTTGATGCCGTTTCCATTTCTGCTTGTGACGCAGCTGATAGTCCTGATGACGCAGCAGCCCACGCTAAACCAGTCGCAGCAGTCGAATCAGCAGTCAATACTTGTCCGTTTGTGCCTACTCCTAAACGTGCAAAAGCAGCTGAGCCAGTAGCGGGAACAAGATCGCCTTTTGTTGTCATGGCAGTTGCCATTGAATTCGTGACTGTTACATCGCCGGAAGTACCACCGCCAGAGATACCAGTACCGGCAGTGACGCCAGTGATATCTCCTGGATTTGGAGTAATCCAAGTAAAAGCCATATCGGTCGCACTTGTCTTGGATAAGATTTGACCAGTTGTGCCGCCTTTCAGCTGCGCCATTGACGTATCAACGCCCTGGCCGAATGTGTTGAAATCTGCTGGGAGATTTGTAACAAGCGAAGTGCTTGTCGGCATGACCCAGCCGAAGTTCGTAGTTGGATTTGCCATCGTTTCTCCTTAATTGACGACTAGCGCGTCTGCGTAGTCCAGTGTAGAACTAAGTGTGTTGAATTTTTCTAAGACACTCACGTCCTGCCATTCCATCGCCTGGAGTGAGAATGGAAGTGGCGAGACAAGAAGAGTCACTGCGAGTTCGTTGTAGGAAGCCTGGAATTTCCAGCCCTCAACAAAGCCCAAGAAATTTCCGGATTGCATATTGACTGGAAGATTTGCCAACGAAATCGGCTGACCCATAAAGACGTTTATGAGAGAGTCACGATCTCCGTTGTCCAATTCAGGATTTGTTAATGCGAAAGTAATTGATTCCAGGAATGCCTGCGGTTGCGCTCTTAGCGTCAGATAGAAATTGGCCTGTGATGTTGCATCGGCTGAGTGATTGAGCGAAGTCGTAATCTGCTGAGAAAGTTTTCCATAGATAGCAATTGAATCGGCATCGCTTGCGGTATTGGTGCCAGACTTCCAGACAATAGAGACATCGTTGCGAATATCTCCGGCCTTAGTCTGAATTTTAATTCCACGACCTAGAGCTTGATTGGCATCAAGTTCGGTGTATCCATACGTCGCTAAATACGTGGATCTGTGAGTGGAATCAGCGTAAGAAATCTGGCCTTGAGCGTTTTCATAAATATAACCAAGTCCAGAAGTGGCAAGGTCGGCCACCAGATTCCAGACAATTGTCTGGCTAGATCCGCGATTGGCAAGTTCATAATTGCCTGGAGTATCAATTTCGCCCAATCCTGTATTTTGAGCATTTGCCCACGTTTCGGTCGCTGGCGTATAAGTCGCCCAAGTAAGAGCTGCCGGAACCTCTGACCAGTTATTGACCAGTAGATCCTCAAGGATTGTGTAAATCTGGTCGCCGTCATAATCGACTGAGAGCACGCCATTAGTTAAGGCCTTTTGAAGCCTTGCAAGTGCTCCCAGAGCCGTGATTGTTATCTCCTGAGTGATTGCCACTGAACCGGCCTGTGAAACTGTCACGGAGACGTCCACGACCGAACCACCGAAAATTGACACAAATGCCCCAGATGTATCTTTGACCTGGATTGTGACTGTGTCGTTGATTTCGGTCGTTATAGCTCCAAGATCAAGATTGATGAGATTGATTGTGCAATAGCCGGCTTGAGCCTGTGTGTAGATATTTGTGCGCCCTGACGAAATTGAAAGATTGGCAAGAATGACCTCGGTGTATTCAACCGCGTTGATCAACACTTTCCAGACTGGCGCCCACTGTGTCATCAGATTGCCTGGAGTGCGCCGGCTCCGCCAGTGCCACGATAGAACGAATCATTGAGAGTGTTGATGATTGTGCGAGCAGTACCTTCGGCATCGATTGCGCCATTGACTGTGACGTTGATTGTTGGAGACGCAGCCGATTGAGCAGCTAAACGAGCCGCATTCTGTGAATCGGTAAATCCGCCTCCGGCCACGCTTGCAATTGCCGCACCTGAAACCGCAGAAGATACTCCGCCCGTTGATGTTGTAGATCCTGTTCCGGTTGAAGTGGTAACTGTTGGAACGGAAATCGTTGGCACTGTCAATGATGGCGTTGCAGTCTTAGGAATGGTCACATTTGGAACGCTAATTGATGGAGCCGAAATCTGTGAGACGTTAGGCAAGAACGGAATTGAGTTATAGACACGAATGAGAGCATTGATTCCAGCAACGGCTCCAGAAATCAATGCATTCAAACCGGAAATGACTGCACCAATCACGTTGATGATTCCTCCGGCGATTTCGCCAACAACCTTAAACGCTCCGCCCAAGACTGTGACCAGAACGGGCACGACATACTTTTGAATAAAGTCAATGAATGTCATGAATGTTTCTTTGTTTTTTTCAATTGCGTCAGTGATTGGCTTGAAGAAATCCGCGAATGAACCAAGAGCCGGAACGACCTTATTCACGATGAATTCGACTAGCTGCTGAATAATTGGCAGCAGTTTGTATCCGATAGTCTCTTTCGCTTCATCGAATGTGACTTTCAATCGCTCTAAGCGTCCAGCATAGGTTTCAGCATTTGCCGCAGCTGCGCCACCGAAGAGATCCGTCAGTTTTGATTGGACGTCAGTGAATGACATCGTTTTTAATTCAGCAGAAGATAATCCAATTCCTAGTTTTCCAAGTGCAGCGGTATTTCCATCGAATGCTTTACCAATTGCATTAGCCACGGCTTCGAGTGGCTTGCCCGTTGATGTTGAAACGTCAAGTGCAACGGAAAGAAGATCCTGAGCCTTGCTGAGATCTCCTGTTGAGAGCGCGATGCGCTGCAAGGCCGGACGTAACTTTTCATCACTCACTCCCGTTGCCAGAGACATCTTGAGAATCTGATCTTCGGTCGCCTTGATCTGTGCCTCTGTTGCACCCGTCGCATTTCGAAGAGCGTTGGCTAGTTTGACCTGCGCTGCTTCATCTTCAATCGCCGCCTTGACTCCATCGACTGCCAACGTGACTGCATAAGCAGCAGCAGCAGCGCCAGCAGCCGCGAAAGCCAATCCTGCCTTCTTGCTAAATTCGCCCATCTTTGAAGAAGAGTCATCAACGTCTCCATTGGCCTGAGCCAGCGATTTCTTAAGTTGATCTACATCAGCAAGAATCGAGAGTTTGAGTGTGCGCGATTGTCCGGCCATTTACCACTCCTTCAAGATTCGGTCGAAAGCATTTTCCCACTTGGCGATGATTTCTGGCTGGATTGCGCGAAGTGTCGGATAAATAAACCAACCAGTCGAGCCGCGTCCAGTCGTGCCTGACCAGATTGGAAATTGCTTGAATTTATTGGATCCGAATTCTGTACCGCCCCAGAGATCCTTTGTTGTTGCTCCACCTGAGAATTTCTGACTCACAAAGCCAAAAGAAAGTTCGCCAATCTTGGAAGATTTAGATACACGGGAGCCACTTGCAATCCTGTCAGCTGCACGACCTCTGGAGACGGCTTTCTGTTGAATCTTGCCCTGAGCGAATTCAGCCAGCGCCGATGATTCTCTTTTAGCTGCATCGGTCGCTTCTGAATCCATGGCCTTGAAAGCCGAAGTAATGGCGCGAAGATCTTGCTTGTTGTAAGCAATCTCAACGTTGTCGCTCATTCTGTTTCTCCAGTATCTCGAAAGCCGTGTAGATCTGCTCCGCCGTCGTCCATTCGCTCATCGGAATTCCCGTCGCTATTGCTAGTTCAACGAGTATTCGATTTACGCTTCCGGCGGCGTAACTTTTGGGAGAACGTCACCGACTGTCACATCGGCCACTGTTTCACACCAGACTTCATAGCCTTTGATTGGCTTGCCACCGGCTTCACGTTTCATCGCATTCCACGCAAGGAAGAGAAGATCAGAGATTCCGATCTTCTCCTGCGCCTGCGAGATTGTGTTGCCTGTCTTTTGTTCCCACTTAGCCCACTCTGGCGGTTGTGCGGTGTAGGTACCGGATTCGCCGTTGGTGTATTCGATTGTGATTGGTAGTCGCATTTCGTGCTCCCGTTTCTATAGGTTGGATCAGGTAATTGTCAGAACTGGTGTTGTGGCGCATAGCATCGCCCAGGTATCTGTCTGAGCATCTGGAGCAGTGCCGCCAGCAGTTGGAGCCACTGGAAAGACTGTTCCGGCGAATGATGCGCCTGTTGCAGATACGAGAGTGAATGAAAGCGCAGTATTTGGAGCCTGGAATGCAGTCCACATCGCTTCGAAAAGTGATGAGGTCGCGCCCCAGTCTGCAAGAAGTGAAATGTTGAGTGTCCACTGATCATCGATGTGCTTGTAAGCCTTGCCATCGAGTGTCTGATATGTAGTGATCACTGGCGCATTGACCAGAGTGACCGCAGTTGTCTGAGCGTCATAAGCCACTGAATTCAGGGTGAAGGTTATGTCGCGACCGGTGACGATAGTTGTTGCCATGATTGCTCCTTAGATAGTTTCTTGTGTGTAGTAAGTGCTGACCGCGAGATCCGCCACTAGTAGGTTTGATGCACCCACGGATTGAATCGTTGGACGTTGAACGTCTCCAACTTCATATCCGACTGGCATCGCTGCGATGATGCTGATTATCAGCTGCTCAAGATTATCGAGTGCTCCGGCGGTGTTGTTATATGCAACGGCCGCAGTGACCACAAAATTGATTTTCACGCGCACCGCAGATTTGCCGATTGTTGTCGTCTCTAAATAAGGCGAATCTGGAACGATTACGCAAGCCGGAGGAATCACTGCTTCTGGAGGTGATGAATAAACCGATGCAACGACGCCAGAGAGTGCAGTCGCAAGAGTGCCTCTGACGTTGGTCGCGATTGATGTTGGTGTAGGCATTAGATGGCCATCGTTGAAGTGTCAAGGTATGGCGAAAGCAAGCCAACGACTCTGTTCATTAAGGATCGTCCCATTCTGTAAGGCGATGGAGTGAAATCGACGCCTTCAATTTGACCGCCTGGAGCGACCACTGACTGGAAAATCTCCACACTAACAATCGTCACGGCTTGTTCGACTGCCGGAGTTGATGCGTAAAGTGTGGCCGCGTTGGCTCCGGATAGATAAGCAACGCCAGCAGGTATGACTTCGCGGAACGTAATGTTCGCGTTTGTCTTAGCTGCCGTGAATACGTAAAGCGCCCCGCCATAGATATTGATTGACGGAATGAACGGGAACGCTTCCCAGTAATTGGAAGTGACTGTCACTGTGCCGTTAAAAGTTGATGGAACGCAACCTGTGACGACGACTGTCTGACCAGCAACAAAAGTGTTGGGACGTTGCGTGACGTAATAGGCGACGTTATTTTCAAGATATACGCCGGCCACTGCTGCTTGATTAGCCGTAAGCATCGGCAAAATTACCTGTTCAGCAGAATCAATGATTCCGTCTAGATAAGCATCTGAATACAGGGACGACGAAACGCCCAAGACTGTCCGCAGCTGCGATGCAGTAATGATTGCTGGCATTTCATCGTCCCTTCGTATTCGGCTGGGCTAGATACGGGAGCGCACCTAGCCCATGATCAGTGTTATTAGGTTAAATTGAAACGACGTAGTCCGCCGGCGAATGTAACTCCCGCAGCGACATATCCGTAAAGCATCAATTCGATTTCGCCAGTTGTTGGAACGTTGGCGGAAAGTGTAAGTGCAGGAGATTCAAAAATTTCGATTGAACGAGGCTCAATGATGAACGCTGATTCGTCGATAGTTGTTGAAACCATGTTTGCATCTACGTAGAGATCCAAGCCCAAGACGTTTCCACGAATTGATGTTGGATTAGCAGTTCCACCGGCATTTTGTGTCAATGGCTGAGCGTTGTAAATTGGACGACCAGTTGAATCAGTTGCACCCATCAAAAGTGACCACTGTGATGTTCCAGCAACGTATGCAGTTGCAGTGCGCTTTGTTGCACTGTATGCAGCTGCTGATTCTGTTGAAACGAATGAGATAATTCCTGCTGATGATGCAGCAGTTGTAGCCGCTTGAGTTCCGCCGGCGGTAATTTGGGCGATTACGTACTCATCGACTGCTTGAGCGTACCCATCACGAAGATTTTGTAGCATGATTTCATAGAATGATGGATCTGAACGATCTAGTAATTCTACTGAATAGCGTTGAAATCCGGCCTTCTTGATAACTGTCGCATTTACATAAGATGAAGTGATCTGAGTTGTTCCAGTTGGATCTCCACCCTCGGCCACAGTCGCGACCGTACTATTGGCCGTGATTTTAGGAATTGACACTGTCATTCCGTATGAGTTAAGTGGACGTGTACCACCGCAAGCGTCCACAGTTGGACGAACCATTGTTGTGTTTGTTGCAACGTCGCGAATATATGAAACTGGTGAGAATGCTGGATTTGTTGTGAATGAATCATCGGCAGCCATTACGTACTGACGAGAATCTTCATTTCCCATTTTCGCCTTAATTGTGTGCTCTAGGTATGCCCCTGGAGTTGCAATTGGTGAACGTGGCTTTGTGAAATACAACGGACGAGTTGTCTCTGTTGCAGTTACGACTTTGGAAGCCTCAACCGCTTCGGCTGCTGCTTCGGGAACGGCTGGAGTTGATTCCATTTCGTTTTCTCCTTGTGTTGGTGTTGGTGTGTTTGTTTCTGACTCTTCGGCTTGTGGCTCTGATTCAGAATCTTCTTGTTCACTAGCTGCGACGGCGACTTTCGCGCTAGCAATCGCTGGATCTGTTACGAGTGAGACTTCCTTGAGAGCACTTGCGCTGATCACTAGAACGCCATCGACATTCTTGTACCTTTCAGCAAGAACTCCCACTGAGAATCCGTCACGCAATCCAGACGATGCCTCTACTAAAGAATCATTTCCGGCGGTTGTGTTTCCAATAGCGAATGTTGCATCAATGCCTTCGTCGGTGACTTTGTAGGATTTCAAGAATCCGATTGGCGCTTCACGGCGATGTTCCAAGAGCAATTTTGTTGTATTACCAAAAGTAATTGAACCTGGCTTGAATGATGTTGCTCCGGCTGATGTAGATCCAGTTTCATTCCAGGTGACGATACGTCCAGAGATTTCTCGCTTTGGAAAGTCCGTGGCAGTGACTTTGATTGAAAAGTCAAGATTCATCGGAGTTGGCTTTGTTTCTTTCATGAGATCATGTCCTCTTCTTTTCGGATTTCGTCTGTTGTGATTGCACCTATGTCGTAAAGCATTTTATAAACCTCTGCGCGTTCTTTAGCAGATCCACGTAAATAATCATCAAGGTCGAATTTAACTTCCTGCGATGCTGGAACGAAATCATTTGGCATTCCAGTCATTGAAAGACGCTCTTCGATGCTGGTCATTACGTTTCTCAATGAAAAATCGACAAGAGATTGACGCGAAAGAGCAGCGTTGGAGTAGGTCATGCTGGAGCCAGTTTCTGCATCGACGTAATAAGCCGGAATGCCACACGCACGCGCCAATTCAGTCGCAACGTATGATCTGGCTTGATTCAATTGAAGTTTCTCTGGGTCAAATCCTAAAGCCTGCAATTCAACGTCAGCGTTCAAGAATGCGGTTGCGCGATTGCGTCGAGCAGCGCCCCAAGATTCCAAAAGTTTCGCAATCCGATCTGCTGGAAGTGCAGTGCCGTTAGATTTCAAAACCATCGTTGGAACTGGCTCGCGTGCGTACATAACCGCAGCGCGTTCCAATTCTGCACCGGCTTTGATTGTACGACCGGCACGATTGAGAATTCCTTCGTCGTTTCCGTAGAAAACTGCAAGAGCACCGACGCCAGATTCAGGCGCTGGAATGTTGTCGATGGTGTAATACTCAATCTCTGTTCCGCGTGCGTTTGTAATAATTCCAACGCGAGTTGGCGAAATTCTTTCAGCTGCACGAATGCGATATGTGTCGGCGTAGATTTCCGTGATTCTTAAGTAGCCGTAACCGAATAACAATAAATCCTCGCAGAGCCACGCATACGTGCTAGATCCTGGAACACGTGGATCCGGTTGATTAATGCACTTTGGAGGAGTTTCAACTTCTGTTCCGTCAGCCTTTACGCGAACCTTCAACGGAATTGATGCAACGCTTGACGTAATGATGTTACGTGCGCGAGCACACGTTGGCACTGACATAAATTCAGCGCGAGATGCAGTGATTCCAGTTAATCCGTAGAAATTATAAATTGAATCTGTTGTATTTGTTGGAGCCAGAGACGCCTGGACGTCATAGGTCGCAGCTGGAGCAGCCGTCGTGATATTGCGAGAGAAAATTCCCATGTCCCGAAGTCTAAAGGTGTTCTATACATCTAGCCGACCAGAATATCAATCTCCATCTCTGGGCGTGTCGCAAAATGTGTCGCCAGAGCCGAAGCCACTGCCGCGCACACTGCAACGCTTGAGGCGCGCCGGCCGATGATCCAACCGCCGTCCCCCATTGGTAATCTGACTGCCGATAATATCTGCTTGGATAATTCTGCCTGTTTCCCGTGAATTAATCTTTTTGAGGTAATTGCGCCCAGCAATTCATCGCATGATTGGCCATAAAGAGCGCCATCGATGTCAATGACTGGAATTCCGGCCGGTTGCAATCTAGCAGCTACGGCTGACGATGTTCTCTTGCTGAAAGCCACATATTCAATCGGATACTTTCTGGCATAGGGAGCGATGTCGTTGGCGATGGCTTTATCGTCTAGCGAGATTGGATTGTGCCAGGTGTGCAGAAGTTTGATGTTGAAAGTGTCGTCTGGATTCTTTTGAGCAGCGACCAACGCCCCATCTCTACGATCCGGACTCAAATCAAGGCCGAACCATGTGACCTTTTCGACATCGAGTTGAATCTCATCAGATCCACACTCTTCCCATTCTTTCACAGGAATCGCTCCGGAAATTGTATTGACCCAACGGCAGAGCACCTCCGTCTGGACGACATCTGGCGGATCATTGAGAACGGCGCGGATATTATCTTCGTGGATCGTATGACCCAGCGCCGGATTGCTCGCGACCCAATTCTTTTCATCTTCGATTTTGTCCGAGAATGCTGACCATTCGAAATATGCGATGTCATCGTTTCCGCCAGCAGCTGAAGCCATACCGCGCTCGCGCAATTGATTGAGAATCAAGGAATGCTGATCTCCAGCGTTTGAGAATGTCCAAAGTTGAGGATTCTTTGCGGCCATCATGGTATATCTCATCGCTGACCAGGCTTCGGTGTCTTTCAATTGACGCGTCTCGTCCATGTATACAGTCTCCGGCTTAGCAAATCCACGCGCCGCAGCATTGGCCGCTTTTACGACGTAGCGAGCGCCGGACATCAATTCGATTTCTTCGGATCCATGCGCCCATCGGATCTTCTTGACTTGCTTTGCCAGTGATGGATTGTTCTCGATGATGTTGACCACGTGCCGGAAAGTCTCCAGCGATGTAGTCAGTACATGAGCCGAACCTAATTGCAGAGATTCTTTCCACAGGAAAAGGCGAGCCAGAATCGACATCTCCATAATCGTAGATTTTCCGTTCTGTCTAGCTGCAACGACCACAACCAGAGGAGCGTGCCAGCGCCCATCTTCTTTGACCTTGAGTGCGTGCTCGAATACGAACTTCTGCCAGGGCATTAGATCCACGCCCAGCGAAGTTGCAAAATCTATGATCTCAAAGCCTTTTGACGGCAAATCGTTGAGCCTGGAGTGGATTCTGGGCGTCCCTGAGCCGATTAGACGGCTAGGTCTAGGACTAATTCCCTGTTCGTCCCTGTTCGCCTCTGGTACGGCCTTGAGCGCCCTTATTTGACCCTGTCCAGCCTTAGTCATGACTTGTGCTCTCTTGTGTCGGTGAAAACGGAAAAG